TCTGGTTGGTACTGTACTGAAGATGGTCGTACTACATCGGTTGCTCACTGGTTAGATGAAGAGGACTTCTCATCAAATGGTGGTGTGATGAATCACGAGACTCTCGAAACAATACAGAAGAGAAAGAAACCATTCACTGTTGACTATGCAGGATTCGGTTGGTTACTCATACAGAAAGGTGTGTTTGAAGACAAGAACCTACCTTATCCTTGGTTTGCTCCAAAGATGCAGGTCTTTGAGTCTGGTGCTGTACAGGATATGTGTGGCGAAGATGTCTCGTTCTGTCTCGATGCCAAAGAAGCAGGTTATGAAATCTGGTGCGATCCTCGGATTCGCGTAGGACATGAGAAAACAAGGGTAATCTAATGGTCATTACATTCTTTTCAATATTATTGATACTCTTTATCGTACTCGTCGTAGTTACCTACTATAACCCGCATGCGTGAAACTAAGTATACAATACTTAAAAATGGAAAGGCAGTGTTCTCTGACTTATCAGAAAGAGAATACTTTGATCGAATGCAAGACTATGCAGTCGAATTCTACCTCACAGGGAAAAACGATCCCAGTGAATTTACAACTGAAATGATTGAACAAACAGACTAATGGCAAAAACATACAGTATGGGTGAAAGTATTCAAACTCATCCCAAAAAAACTCGACAAGGAACTGGAAAGCACTCGAAATATGCGGCTACCTCGCGTAACTCGGCTCGTAAAAGACCAAGAGGGCAGGGTAAATAAATGTCTTGTCTAATTGCGAATTTACCTTCTTATGAGGTATGGGTACGAAAGGAGTACTTAACCGATCATAAGAGTGGTCATGGCGAATTTGTAAAGGGAGTTTGGGTATCTGCGAAGAGTATACCCGGTCGGGCATTTTATTTTGAAACATATTTACCTGAATATGCAGCAATGTTCGATAAGTTACCAATCTCTGCGTTTACAAGCGATCCAGAAACTCCTACACCAGATATGACATTACATAATTTACAGTTTTGGAACTGTATGGACTATGGTGTGGTAGCAGTTCAGAAGCAATTTATCGGTTCAATGCACTTTGAAGTGATGACAAGAGACTTTGGTAATCAAACAGGTACTTATATTTGCACCTTAGATAACTATCATCAAGATGTAGACGCAATTGACTACTCTACAAGTGAACAACCTGCTGAACATAAGTCTCATAACCTCTTAGAGTTGGATAATGGGCAGTTTTGTCTTTATCCAAACAATAGAATGCGTATCTATGACAACAGTATTACTCCAGAAGAGCCAAAAGTACCTGATTTTAAAGTATCAACAGTGTACTATCAGGTTGAGAATGGTCATGATCGTGATGGATTGGGTTCAGAGGACAATTATTTCTGGAAAACATCTAAAGAACGCAAAAATGAAGAAAATTGGGACTATGAAACTAACGATAAGTCCTTTGTAGAAAGTAAAGGTATCCCTTCACCAGAAGATATTGGATAAATATTGTAACAATGGAGGCAAAATGGTTGTAAAAGTTGATAAGAGTAAGGAATTTGTCAAAAGTGGCAAAATATTAGTAAGTGAATATCCTACAATTCACCCAAAATCGATAAAAACTAAAAAATCTGAATGAAAACTGTGAAAAATGCTCATATGGGCGAACATTTATTAGTTGAAGTATATAATGTATCCTTTGATAAGTTAAATGATAAAGAAAAAATTGAACAGGCATGTATTTCTGCAATCAAAAGTGAAAATTTGACTATCTTAAATACATTTTCTCATCAATTTGACCCCTATGGTGTAACTACACTCATATCTTTAGCAGAAAGTCATCTATCTTGCCATACTTGGCCTGAAAAAGGGTGTGTAGCAATCGATATTTTCACATGTGGGAACAAAAATCCACGATCTGTTGCATGGTGGGTACTAAATTACTTTGATTCTGATGATTACAATATGACAGACTTGACGAGATAGGTATAAATAATAAAAAAATACTATAAATGGCGGTAAATCGCATATCTAGGGCATTTAAGGACATAAATTTGTCTTTTAATGCACATCCAGTTACTAAAGACATCACTGTTTTGCGCAATGAGAACGCAATTAAGAGGTCTGTGCGTAATTTGGTGCAAACAATACCGACAGAAAGGTTTTTTAACTCAATTTTGGGTTCTCAGGTTCGTGATAGTCTCTTTGGGTTCGTTGATTTTGGTACAGCGTCCGTTATAGAGAGAGAAATTATCACAACTATTGAAAACTTTGAACCTAGAGTTGATAATTTACAGGTGAATGTTGATCCTCGACCAGATACCAATGAGTTTGAGGTGAATGTATTATTCGATATTATAGGCCAAGAGTTTCCGACACAGGACTTTACATTCATACTACAAGCAGCAAGATAATGCCTTTCGCAAAATTTTCTAATCTTGACTTTGATCAGATTAGGACTCAAATTAAAGACTACTTAAGAGCAAACTCTAATTTTACGGATTTTGACTTTGAAGGATCTAACTTTTCAGTTTTAATTGACACATTAGCATATAATACCTATATTACTGCATTTAACTCAAACTTAGTCGTTAATGAGTCATTTTTAGATTCTGCAACACTTCGTGAGAATGTAGTTTCATTAGCAAGAAACATTGGATATGTTCCAAGATCAAAAACAGCAGCAAGAGCATCAATATTATTTCAGGTGCAAACAGGTTCTTCAAGTCCAACACTCACTCTTCAACCCGGACTTATATGCACTGGTGCACAAGATGATACTTCCTTTGTTTTTTCAATATCAGAACAAATAACCACAGTCGTAAACAATGGAATAGCACAATTTGGAACTACTGATGAACCTTTAGATGTTTTGGAAGGAACTTTCCTTACTTCTCAATTTATTGTTGATGGATCTCTTGAACAGAGATTTATATTAGAGAATGGATCAATTGATTCATCATCTATTGTGGTTTATGTCAAAGGATCTGCAGATCCCGGTCTTGGAAAACAATATAGGCAAGTTGATAATATTGTAAATGTTAATTCATCATCTGAAACTTACTTAATTCAGGAGATTCAGGATGAAAGATACGAAATTCTATTCGGTGATGGTATTTTTGGTGCCAAAGTTGAAGATGGTGCTGTAATTACTGTTCAGTACATTGTTACTTCAGGCATTGATGGTAATGGCCCATCTATATTCAGTTATGCAGGAAGTCTACAAGATTCTCTTGGAAATATAGTTGTACCAACAGTCGTTCCAACAATTACAACTATCAATGCTGCAGCAAATGGTGGTGAGATAGAAACTTTGGATTCGATTAAGTATTTTGCACCTAGACTATATTCTGCACAGTACAGGGCGGTTACGGCTAGAGATTATGAGTCAATAATACAATCCATTTACCCAAATACTGAAAGTGTATCTGTTGTTGGTGGGGAAGAACTTTCACCTCCAGAATTTGGAACAGTATTCATTACAATTAAACCTAAAAATGGTGAATTTGTATCAGACTTTGATAAAGGCAATATATTATCCAAATTGAAAAGTTATTCTCTCACTGGTATAAATCAAAAAATTGTTGATCTTCAGGTTCTTTATGTTGAAGTTGATTCCTTTATATACTACAATTCATCACAAGTTGCAAATGTAAATGATTTAAAATCAAAAATTACAACTTCATTGACAACATATTCAAGTTCATCTGACTTAAATAAATTTGGTGGAAGGTTTAAGTATAGTAAAGTTTTGAATGTGATTGATAATATTGATAAGTCAATTACATCTAACATCACTAGAATTAAAATTAGAAGAAACTTAAATGCACTAGTTAATCAATTTGCTCAATATGAGTTATGTTTTGGTAATAAGTTTAATGTAAAACCGGAAGGATTGAATATTAAGAGCACAGGATTTAGAATTCAGGGAACTACTGATACAGTGTTCATCACAGATACTCCAAATACTGATAAGTTAACTGGTATTATATCAATTGTGAAGAAGGATGAAGCAACTAATACTAATATCGTTGTTGTTAAATCAGCAGGAACCGTAGATTATGTTAAAGGTGAAGTTAATTTGACAACCATTAATATAGTATCTACTGATAAACCGAATAATATAGTAGAAGTTCAGGCATTCCCAGACTCAAATGATGTCATAGGATTACAAGATTTGTATCTAGAATTTAACATTCCGAATAGTACTATAAATATGGTTAAAGATACAATAACTTCCGGTGAACAAATTTCTGGTGTTGGATATAGAGTTACATCATCTTATGCAAACGGAGAACTAACAAGGACATAATATGATCGGAACTGGTATCGAAAAGCGTATACAGATACAACAAATAATTGAAAGTCAACTCCCTGAGTTTATTCTCTCAGAGAGCCCAAAGACTGTTGACTTTTTAAAACAATACTATCGATCACAAGAGCATCGTGGTGGTGCAATTGATATTGCAGATAACTTAGATCAGTATTTAAAATTAGACAATCTTACACCTGAAGTAGTTGTAGGTGTCACAACTTTAAGTACTGGTATAACTTCTACATCAAATACAATTACTGTATCTACTACAAAAGGTTTTCCAAACGAATATGGACTATTAAAGGTAGATGATGAGATAATTACATACACTGGTTTAACAACTAATACATTTACAGGATGTGTAAGAGGTT